GTAAGGGTGACTGTATCGCCAGCGGAGTTTTGTACTACCCATACGTTAGAAAGAGTATTTGGAGCTAACGTGACTGTACACGCCTGTGAGAGAGATCCTGTAAGGGTAAGGGCCATTGAACGAAAGGCATCACTAGCTCCGTCTGCCATCGTAAGCGTTGCTGTGGAGGCATCTGAAAGAGCTTCCGATCCCGTCCCGAATTTTTCAGCGATTAACTCCAAATTAGTATTTGTGGTCGTTCCCCACGTTCCTGAACCATCTCCTGTCGCCATCTCATTTAGGCGTAAATCATTTACATATGTACTGGCCATAGTTACAATCCTCTTCTATGTATTGATTATAATACTTTTTCTCTGCTTAGTTAAGCGACTTCTTCCCAGCTTGGGTTCTGACTATCACTCACTGCTGTCCAACTTGGGCTTTGACTATCACTCACTGCTGTCCAACTTGGGCTTTGACTATCGTCAATTAACCCCCACACATTAACTGTTGGAGTTCCTGCTGTTGCTGCAACCCCTGTAACGGAAACATTCGCTGCTGAATTTGTGGTTACAGTGCCTACCGAACCTGTCAAAGCACTTAAAGAAACAGATAAATTATTATTCGATGATGTTGTTGCTGTACCGATAGCGGAGGTTGCTGCCCCTAAAGTAACAGCTACATTTGCTTCTCCGTCAACATCTACACTTACTGAACCTACTGTTCCAACAGCACCTGCCACAACGGCTATGGCTTGAGCATTTACTCCAGCTGTTGGTGTTCCCGCTGTAGCCGCACCTAAAGTAACAGATACATTTGTGTTGAGGATAAAGGAAACGCTTCCTAACGCACTGGTTCCTGCTAATCCTGTAAGAGTGACGGGGTTAGGTTCACCCCAAGTGTCGGAGCCCCACGTTCCTCGGCCCCAACCAGTTATACTAGCCATAGGCTAACCTCAGGCTATTCGTATAATAGCTGTACTAGCTGCAGCGGCAGGAAAAACTATTGTAAAGTCCCCAGCTGTGGAGGTTTTATCTCCACCAAAATCAATAGTTGCTACAGAAGGATCACCACTCGCTGTGTCATTGTAGATCAAACAACCTCTTGCTGTTACTGTGGCTGTGCCGAATGTAAGATCCGCAAAATCGGTGAAGCCTGTCGTACCCCCGCTTGTGGGAGCTACATTAGTAAGAGCGGAGCCTCCTGCTGTGTAGTTAGTACCAGTTACTTGGTTTGTGGTTGTGTATGCTGTAGTTGCTGCCCCCATTGTAGCAGAACTTGTATACAACGCTAGTTTAAAAGAATTTCCACCAGAAGCCTTAAAATTGTGTGTGGCTTCCAGTAATTCTTTTTTAAAGCTGGTTGTTAATGTTGATGTTATGGCCATCTATTTTAACTCCGTTAAGATTTTAGCTAGATCTTCATGGCCCTGACGGGTCAGAATATTCCGCATAGTGCATCGCTCACTATTGATGCTCTCTTTAATATAATAAAGTATTGTCGAATAAATAGCTACTCGGAAGGCTTCGGCTTGTTGCCTTACGTGTCCTTCTGCATTTTCAGAAATACCACAAATTCTGTCTGTAGCTCTCTCTGCCCAGTATTCTGGTGGATGACCTCGGTTTTGTTGAGTATTTACGGTAATACTTCCTAAGCTGGTAACCGTGTCTATTTCTATCACTCTAATACCTTTTTGCTTCGGGTGGGGTATTTAAAATAGAAACCACTTCTGCATTTTTTCGGTTTTCGTCTTCCAACGCTTGGGTGTACTCATTGAATCCTGTTTTATAGAATTCATTTGTGTTTGGGTCGAATAAGATTATTGGGGGGTTTTTTAGCCTATGGTACCCATACACCTTTTCTTCTATTGGTACGTCAGTGTCTAATAAGCCAGACCTAGGTGCAACACTAACAACCACACCTGAAGTGATACACTTAGACAACCAAAACTCAACACACGCTCTGCCTGCTTCAGCAAAATGCAAATTCCCTTTATAGGTGAAATCAACGCCAAACATATTGATTCTTCCTACTCTATTATACATAGCGTAAGCAATAGCAAAACAAACTGTGTTATTCAAATAAGAACTTCCAGTGTCTTCTACAACCTCTAAAAGAGGAAATTCCACCAAATTATCACAACGTTCGTCCAACTCACACGTGTATATTGGTCCGGGATGGGTTTTTAAAACCTTTCTCATTAAGTGTGTTTGTGTGCCGGCATCGTCGGTGTCTAAGAATCGGCTGGCGGGGTCTAACATAAACGTTCGGTCAACCTGCCTAGCGATACCTGCCATAGCATTTATTGCCCAAACTTCGTCAAACTCGTTACCGTGTGAAATTGCTAGGTGGTAGTCTAGCTGGCTCTCGCCCATTGCGACAATGGCGATGTTCGCCCCCTCAAGTTTTTCTATTTTCATCCCTGTGGTGATCTCCTTACTTGGTCATATCTATACTGGTCTCGGGTGGATTTACCTTCCCCAAGATTTTTCATCAAAGCTAATGCTTCTTGAAATCTGGTCTCATAGATGGGTGATGTCTCATAATTTTTTAGATACATCATAGCTTCTGATAATGCGCCATACAGTAAAGCATTGGGGGCATTAGTTGATAGCCAAGTTGTACCGGAATCACCTGCCGAAGTAAGGGATGAGGGTCTATAAAAGTAGTGTAACTCAAAAGTGTAGTTGGAATTTGGCGTTGGTGCCAATATAAAAGTATCTTCGTCAAATTCGGCGTAATACTTTGGTGTCCCTGTTGTAGAGGATGCGGGGGTGTAGTCCCGAATAAAACTTGGGTGCTTTAGTAACAGATAGTTATAGTTAGAATCACTATCTATAACTGCCAAACTAAAGGGGGATAGGAAATCACTGGGAGATCCTAAATATGCAGAGCTAGCTGTTGCTGTGCCTGTTACGTTTTTAATAAAGTCGTCTAGTTGAACGGCTTTTAAAATACGCTCTTCTGCTGTTTTAATAAAGTCGTCTAAGTGTGTAACAAAAGTAGACTCTGTAGACTCAGCGTAGTCTTGTATTGCAGTTTTTAATGAAGAATAAGTCCAACTCATTTCATTAACCTGTAGTTACTGTAACAGTTCCGACGCTACCCGTCACTTCTTCCATATAAAAACTAGACCCAATAACATCATTATGGGCTACGTCCATAGAAAGGCCTGTAACGCCAGCAGCATTCTTAGTGTTCCCAGATCTAACAATTCCGTACCCTGCGGTTGGGGCAGCTTCCGTAGGTCGGGGTTGTCTCAAAGCTTCTGGATCTGCAGGTACATTAGCAGGTCGAAGCTGAGGCTGCTTAGGTTCATAGCAGTCAGGGCAAACCTTTAAACCGTTCCACTCCATCTTCATCTCTAGGTACTTATAGACAAAACCGCATCTATCGCACTGTGCTAGAGAATGTTTACCAACTGCATAAGCCATTAAATATAGCTCCTAGTTGGAACAAAATGGAGTGAAGTTCTATTACGATCTTCATCTGAGGCAAGTTTAAAGTCTTGTTCGTATTGGGTTTTTAATATGGCTGCTTTTTCTGGGTTGCGTTTTAACGCAATATAGTAAGCTAACCCACTAGCCATGCAAGGCATAAACCTTGAAGGGATTTCTGGATCCTGTGCAGAAGCAGATGCATCATCTATTCTTTGAATAGTGTTGGCAACTAACCTATATGTGTATGTGCTATCTGGTGTAGGCCACAACTTAATAACAGGAGTGGTTTGTCTATCTAAAAACAATTGATTGGGTCTTCCTGTGGAAGATTTATCAGGTATGTTTAGATATTCTGTTCTACCTATTCTTGTGAGTTGTAGATCCGTTGTTGTAGATCCATCGATCTGTCGTATAACTGCGGAAACTATGTCTATATCGTAAGAGTTTAAAGTGTAGCTATTTGTTCCTGAAGTCAGGTTAGTAGTTACTTGCTCTATCGTCCAAAGGTTTACACCTCTGTTAGACCAGTCTGCAAACATAATGTTTAAAGACCTTCTGGCAGTTTCCGCGTCATACCCTGTTCTAAGTTCTAAGCCAGCTAACTCATATGCTTCTTCTATTGTGTCCGCTATGGTTAGCTGAAAGGTCTTAGTCCCTGAGGTTGCCATCTGTTAGTATTCTTTTATAACTGTCAATAAAATAACGTAAGAATCTGCACTGGCGTGGCCTGTGGTTGTGAGTTTAATGTCTCCAGTCTTACCGCTAGCAGCAGCAGTGTTCTGAAGTCCACCCATCCATGAAAAATCAACATCATCACTATAGTCGGAATTTAAATCCCAACATATGGTGTTCGTGCTTGCGTTCCATAGAAGCTTAACGCTCATACCGAAAGTCGAATAACTGACTCTTTCGACTTTACATCCTGTGCAAGCTGCACCGTCTGAGCTTCTTACAGCAAGTGCACTGACATCAACCTTAGTGACGGCTGACTCACCTGTTCCATCGGATGTGTTAGTAAACTGTATAACAGCCTTTCTATCATCATCAACGATGGTCGTTGAAGTTACTGCGTCGGCCATGGATTACTCCTATTCAAATGGTGTAGCTAATGTACCATCACCATGAAGAAATGCTTCACAATGCCAAACTGCTGCTGTTGTTGCTTTCAAGCGGATAATTCCACCTACAAGCCAACCCTGAGCTGCGCTTCCTAAATCAATAGTGTCATCATTACTGGCATCAGGAATAAAAGTATTTGTATCACCTGCGGTTGCTGGATCGAATATCTGAGCAAAACCAGAGAATAGATCACTGGTATTGTCTGTATTAATTTGTCCCGCGCCCGTGAAGGTTGTGCCCACTATAAATGTATAGTTAAGACCAGCCGCCGCTGTCGGTAATGTTACCACTATTCCAGCTGCTCTGTTTAAAGTATAGACTTTACCTGAATCAGTTGATTCAACGCTGTGTGTAGCACTTGTAATACTTTCTATATTTGAATAAGCAGAAACATAACCTGTGGTGGTAATGTTACCGCTAGTGTCTATATCTAAGTTGGTGGTAATAGCACCAGTGGTACTATTTTTTGAGATTTGCTCAAACCCGCCTTCTGAACGGACTGGGCCACTAAATGTTGAATTTGCCATTTTCCCTCCTTAGGAAAAACTCTATAGTCTTGGCGATGTCTGCTAGGTCAGTCTATAGAGCAAGAAGTTGATACCTAGAAAAATATTCTATAGTAGATATTATAAAAAAGAAAGGGATCCGAAGACCCCTTTCTAGTCAGTTTACAAGGAAACCGTACTATGCACCCGGAGATCCATAGACACCGCGCCAATCAGACCAGCCAAAGCTGTATCTTTCTCTCGCCTTGTACCTAACATTACCAGTTTCGAAGTCGCCTTCCATTCCAGTAGTCATTGCAGCCCTTTCAAAGTGCTTCATGCCGTTAGGTGCATCAGTTTTGATAAAGAATGCATCAGTGTCGGTCAAGTAATGGTTAACGGTGTAGCCTTCTGGCAACATGCCCATGTTTTTCACGGCATTGATGTCATTATCTGACGTTCCTACTCTTCCAGGAGAATTCAATATCCTGTCAGCTACAAATTGTAACTGAGGTGGAACAACCAGTTTTCTGGCTTGTACGTTTACCTTTATACCTCTTTCATCTTTAAATGAAGAAATATCAATCAAGGCGTTCTCTAACGAAGTTTCGTTTAAGTCCGCAGCGGTGCTTGGCTCATTAGATTGATCACCAGACGTTAAAGTTGGATGATCAGTTGTCATGAGAGGTTTACCGTCTCCTCCTGGGTAGGAGGTTGAGAAACCATTGTTAAGCACGTTAGCAGCTTTTACTTGCTTCGTGTTCGCCATTGACCTAGCTAAAGCCCTAGTATATCTAGAGGAAAGCGTATCGTAGAGATTATCTTCGATAGCTTCTTCTGTCAATGCAAAAGCCAAAGCTATAGTTTCGTGAGTGTAACGAGACGTGAAGGTTTCTTGCGCTGTATCGTAGCTTACTGCTGCACCTTCTCCTTTAACGGGAGCTTGTGCGAAGCCTGATAACATCACTTCTTCCTCAAAAGCACGGTCTGAACTTTCAGTGTCGAAAATTTCAGCATGCTCGTTCTCGTAACGGTTATACTCGAGACCAAAAAGTGCATTTAGTCCTGGCTCGAGTTCCTTTACCAGTTGTGCTCTATTAATAGCCACTTCTAATCACCCCTTAGTCGTTGCCGTAAGTAGAAGCTGGGAATATGAAATACCCACGAGCGTATTGCGCATTAGCACTATTATCTGGACGAGCCACATAAGCCACTAATTTTGCTATACCGCTGGCGGTAGTCGTAGTCACACCTTCTTTCGAACGGTTATTGTTAGTATCACCTGCAGTTGTAGAGATAGTGTGTACCTTTCCAACATCAGTTTGTGCAGGAGTCCCAGTAAACTGAGCTTCGTACACGATGTTTGGATCAGCATACACGTATGCTTTAATATTTGCAGAACCTAGAGTTGCCGTACCAGAAACAAATCGTCTTGTAAAGACAACTTCTCCGGTAGTTTTTTGGTATTCACAGCCACCGAATACGCCTAGTGGAGCATCAGTTGCTCCCCCTTGAAGTACATATCCACTTGTGAGCTTAACGACGTCACCTGAAAAGATATCGCCAGTAGCACCACTTTGGATAGGAAACTCAGAAGGGCGTATAGTGCCTCCAGACATATGATATGCTGGTGTGAAACCATTTGGGTCATTTACATTCGCCATTTTTTCACCTTAAAAGCCAATTATAAAATTGACGATTCTTAAGAATCGCCTCCTCTACCAAATGTGACTCTAGACTGTCTATTAGGTTGACTAATAGGCATTCTACTGTCACTCTCTCGCATTAGATTTGAATCGACTGCTTCCATTTGTTCGGAAGCCATTTGATTGTAGTATGCGCGTCGTTGTTCGACGGTTTCGATTGGCATCTTTGCGAGCAATAGACCACCTACTCCTATCACGCCAGAATGTCTACCATCTTCTATAGTTGGGGCTTCAAACTCAGGGTGTTCCTCTGCTCTCACAGGTTCCCAACCTTCACGAATACGTTTTGACATATTCGCTTTGTCTTCTACTCCTACCATCGATTCTCGTAGCCACCTATAAGCAAATCCAGGGGGTGGTGTCGGTGCGTCTAATAAAGACGGTGGTTGCCATGGTTTTGGGCGAGCTTCTTTAGCTCGACTATCAGCAGACCGTGGAGCGCGGTCTGAATCGGTATCTTTCTTTACAGAATTTGTATTTCGATCTACCATTTTATCTCCCTCACTTAACGTGTTTAGCGTAGTCTTCAAGTGATACTCCTAATCTTTTTGCTATCGCAACCTGACTAGGCGTTAACTTGACTGTGCGTCCCTTTCCTGTTCTTCCCCTAGCCCCTCGGCTAGAGTTAGCAACATTCTCTTGAACGTTAATAACTGGTGAACCTTCTCCCCCTCCTCTGAGTTTATGGGGAAAAGCCTCAGCCATTCTTCTATCCACTTCTTGATAATAATCATCAGAAGCTGGATCAAAACCTTCCTGTTCGACCAACTGTCTATGAAAAGCAAAGGCACTTGTTGTCATAGCTAAATCGTTGCCGAACCATTCATTCTTTGTCGCCCAATCCTGAGCCTTCGCATCAGGTTGTGGCGGTGGTTGTTGCACTTGAGGTTGTGGCGGTGGAGCCATTTGTTGCGGTGGTGGTGGTACCGCGACTGGTTCCTCTGTTGCTTGTTGACTCGGTTTAACCCGATTTAAACTTTCCAGCTCAACAGCAAGTGTGGCGACATCCTTCTGTGCTGCCAACATGTCATCTGTTTCTCCGAGATCATGTGCCTTTTTATACCGATCTTCAGCAGACGCAAGTTGACTTTCAACTCTTGCACTGTATTCATCATATAGGTTTTTATCTTTTTGTGAAAGGGTTGCTTGCGTGTTGTTAAGTTTTTGTTGAACATTCTTTGCATACTCAATTGCGGCTTGTTCACGTCTTTCAGACTCACGAATCTTGTAAGTTAACTTATTAATTCGCTTTTTTACAGATTCGCTGTAGTCTGCGATTTCTGCTTCATCTGATTTCTCAGCGGTGGGCGGTTCTGAAGCAGCGACCTGCTGGTCAGAATCATTGGCGTCTTCAATGATTTCTGCATCTTCAACTTCCACTTCTACAACCTCTTCGGGTTCTGCTTGCATGGGGTCAGCCATGATTAGTCTCCTCTAGTTGCGTGACTATTGTACGTCTTCTGGGTTAGTAATAACCGCTAGTACCTCATCATCGTTTAGTAAGCGCAAGTCACCACCATCTATTTTGATTCTGGCTCCTGCGTATCTGCCAAAAATAACCCAATCTCTTTCCTGACACCACGGGCCATTAGGAAATTTATTGGGATCTTTGTATGCATCTGGACCTACTGCTACTACAAATCCAACATTAGTCGCTAGTCTTTCCTTTTCTAAGGTTGCCTCGGCTAAGTGGATTCCACCTTTAGTAACTGATTTTTGACTGAAGGGGAGTATCAATAGTCTATATCCTGTAGGTAGGGGAAGTTTCGCTATAAGCGATTCGTCTTCTTGTACCGATTCAGGTGTGAATTCTGTTTTAGGTTCTTCAGGTTCGATATCTCTAACCAATTCCACATGGTCTGGTATGGTTTTGCTTTCTGTCTCTTGTGCATCAACTGCCATCATTCTGCTCCTTGATGTTTTGCAGGTCTATTATGATTCTCTCGGCTGAACTTAGACCTGACAGTTCACCCAGAATTTTTTGATAACCCTCCCAATCTTTAATTCCCCCAGTCACTAAGACTTCTGTTAAATCGTCTTGTCGTTGCCGGAGTTCTCTTAATACTTTCTCTACTATGTAGATCGGGTCCATTATTTCTTTTTGTAGACTTTACCACCACCGCCATACTTCATAGCATGACCGCCAACATTATAACCTTTTTTACCGTAGTCTCCACGACAGGTTTTAGTTTCACCTCTCATGTGTCTTTTTCTTTCATTCATTCCGGGCATTATCGCGCTCCACTTGGGCTTTTGTTAAACTTGATGCCTTGGGTTGCTGCTCCTTTACCTTGAACAGTCTTTTGTCCCTTTCCGAAAACCTTTTTATTAAGAACCTCAACAGCCTTAACAGGCTTGGCTAGGTTGATCTTATTGGGAGCAGGAAAACTCACACTTTTATACTTAGTCGTATCTTTCATTTAATCACCTCTTGTGTTGGTGTCGGATGATCGGACATCTTTCAATATCTGGCCATACGTTCTAAAACTTTCGCCTTGTGCCCTTAGTAGTGCTTCTTCTCTGTCTTGGGCTACTTTCATTTCTGCTATTGATTCTTGAGACTCTATTTTAGCTTGATCTATTTCTGCTCGTAAAGCGTCGGACTGTGCCTTTTGAGCCAACTCTTGTTGCTTCAATTCGACTATGGGGTCTATCTGAGCATTTTGTTGGGCTTGTATTAAGGCCTGTTGTTGGCCAGTCACTTGTTGAGCAGCATTAGCAGCAGACAAGGCTATTTCATTCATTAATTGCTGGGCTTGCTCTGGAGGCATTTGTTGCATTTGATCAAGCGGTGGCAGTTGTTGACCGAGTGCCTGTTCTATTTGTTGCTTATACCCCATGGCGGTGTGCTCTTGTATGTTAGCTGAAATAGCTTGAAGGGCTACAGGGTTTTGTTGCATTTGTGGGTTTTGTAAAAATGCGCTATGAGCGGCTATGTATGCGTCGTGGTTTTGAAATTCAAACGCCTTTATAGGTTGCCCCGTTATTGCGGCTTGCTGTTCGCTTATTGGGTCTCTTGGTGGAACTTGTGCAGGTTCCGGTAAAATAAGTTCTATGTTTTTAACTTCTAATGCTTCGTACATTCTTTTATACGCTTCGCGTAAATTATGAATATCAGGAGCGGCCTGTGCCATTTGAAGTTCTTGTTGAGCAAGCATGACTCGTTGGGCCATACTAAAGATATTAGGATCACTAACAGGTAGAATATCTATACGGTCATCAAAATCCTGTTGTTTGATCTCTTGACTGGCACCGGCTACTGCATAGGGGTAGGTCGGGGGTAACGACCGAGAGAAGACACCAGCCAAGAGACGAAACTCTTTCTTTTGTGCAAAGTGTAAACGCTTATGTATGGCAGACATGACTTTTGTGCCACGTTCTAACATAGCAACTGTTGTACCTACGGGCAACTGTTGACTGCCAATATCACCAACCTGCATGTCAGCAATGCTAGCGAACCGTCTGCCGGAATCAATCAAAACACCCAATAACTGACTAAGTACACTGCTAGGTTCTTTATATGGTAAAGGAAGCAATGCATCTTTTATTGCACCGCCAGGAACATCAACATCCCTAAATTCTCCAGGACGTAAGGGTTCATCTTCTCCTTGAACCCGCATGCCACGAGCCTTAAACCCCGCTGGTAGGTTACTCAGTGTACCTGCGTCTATTAATTGCCTTAAAATAGAGGTGGTTGACTTAGTTAAGCCTCCAATCATGTGAATTAGGCCAAAACCGTAAAAACCGAGTCCAGGGAGGAATTTATAGTGTATAAAGTACTCTTTTTTACGGAATAATTGGTCCTCTACGGCCCAATTTCGTCTAAGAGAAAGGATTTGTCCCGAGTCTTCCAGTATGGTAACTATGTATGGAACAGCGAAATCGAACTCATCTATTCCGTCTAATTCTAAGTCGACGTGTATTTCTAAGAGTGTATACTCGTTATAGTCGCTACTAGGCTTACTTAACCCCTGTAATTCGTCTAGTTTGTCGGTTACATTGTCGTATTCACCTTCTCCAGCCGAACCGATGTCAATATCGCGGTAAATACCGCTTAATTGCATTTTTCTGATGTCATTTCCGGTCATAGTGAGGACATGAGACGTTCTTGGCGACGTTTCTAGGTTAGTTGTGTCATAACTGACGACTAAATTCTCCGCTTTTACAAAAGCAGACGTCGCGCGGCCCAATAATGAGTCAAAATAGACCTTTTTAAAGGCAGAACCGGCTAAAGGTAGGTAAAAAAGCAAACTATCCATGTCTGGGTCGTATTCTTGCATCACTTCAGTGATTTGATAGTTCATAAACTCCTTGACGCGGCGGGATTGCGCCATTATTTCCGGAGTTTCGAGTCCTACGATCTTAGTATTAACGGGTCCATTGGCTGGGAGCAACTCTTTATAGGCTTGGGCCTGAAATTGAGTCGCGGCTTCGGCTAGTAATGGGTGGGTTACCCCACTAGCACCAGGAAAAGGCATGTCGCGGTCTTCTGATTTTATGCCTAAAAGGTCTAAACCATTGGCAAATGTGGTTAACCACTCATCACGGGACTCTTTGTCTTCTTCAAACGCACCAACTAATTCTGATGAAATTTCATTTAAAGAACTCTCATCTAAAACTTGGGCCAAGTTCATGTTATGTTCTTGGTCTTGCATTGCTGCCATCTCTGGCATGGGCAACATGTCCCCATTTTCGCCGACTTGGAACTCAACGCCACCTGCCGAAAGGTCTTCTTCCGGTAGTTCTACGATAAGTTCCTCTTCCTCTTCTACGAGTAGAGGATCACCTTGATTGGGAAATCTTTGAGCTTCTATTGCCATAGTATTTGGTTCCTATGTCTCAATAATAACTTATTTTCTTTCTATATAATACTTCTTCCTCATAGTCACTGGGTAGCTTAATAAATCCACCTTGCCTAAACCGCATCAGTGCTTGAGTAGTTGAGTCCACTAAATCGTCATGATCTCCTGCTGGAAATGCCGCGCACTCTTCGATAACGTCGTGTGCCCAGTTAGTATCTGGGTACCAAACCATACCAGACTCAAATAAAGGTGCACAACTATTTACTCGGGCTACTTTGTCACTTCCCTTAGAAGGCGTGAAGTTTTGAACCGGAATACCCACGTTGCGTAATTCCTGAGTCAGTGGCATACCACTAGCCTTACCCTCAATAATCACCACGTCAGGTGACCAATGCTCATACTGCTTAAAGGCTTGTTCTTTGAGCTCGGGGAAATTGTACTTACCCTTAACGACGTCTAATAAAATAATATGCGGAGCCGTGCCGTTGTAGAGTTCATCTCCACCTAAACGGCCTTCTGGGTAAAACACTCCCCAGGTGGTTATGGCAGAATAGTCGGCCATCTCTGATTTCAAAAACGCAGTGTCGTAACTCTGTATCGTATACTCACACGTGGGTGGCTCATTGTTAGGCCATTGTTTCCACCACTCTCTTTTTATTAATGCCCCCTCTTCTGAGGTGGGGTTCTGCATGTACTGGGCGTGCCACTTTGGGCCACCTCTTAAACTGGCCTTAACGCCTTCTAGTTCTTCTAGTGCCCAGTATTCTGGCCAGAGCGGTTTACCGCTAGGGAGTATAGCGGGTAGTTCTATCAACTCCCATTGATCGGCCTTGGGGTCTCGGGCTGCGTCTTTTAATAAACGGCCTGTTAAATCATTTACGTTCCACCTTGTCATTACTATGACAATGGACCCTCCTGGCTGAAGTCGCTGCCGTGGGCCAGATGTATACCACTCGTAAGTATCTTCCATTGACTTTGGGTTAAGAGCATCTTGCTCTGAGTGGGGGTCATCGATAATAAATAGATCCGCACCACGACCCGCCAAAGCACCGCCCACACCCGCCGCATAATACTCACCTTTTAACTTGGGGTTTTTAGTATCTTGGGTTTCCCATTTACCTGCTGCCTTTGAATCAGGGTTGATGGCTACGGAATCAAATATTCTTTGATAGTCTTCGGTCAACATCAAGTCACGAATTTTACGGCCGAACTTTACCGCTAGGTCTGCAGTGTGTGTGGCCTGTAGTATCTTGAGCGAGGGATTACGCCCCACTAAGTAAGCCGGAAACATATGGCTAGCAAACTCAGACTTCGTGTGTCTTGGTGGCATGTTAATGATTAATCGTTTTATCTTACCTGTGGCAATACGGTCAAATGCCTCGGCCATGGTTTTATGGTGTGCGCCTTGTATAAAACTGGGCCACTGAGATTTTACAAAACCTAGAAAATCCGTTTGAGCGGTTTCTATCTCTTGTATGTCTTTTAGCCTTTCAGCTAATTCTAGGTGTTCTTTGAGTACGTCTTCTGGTAGCTGGTCTATCTGGTTCATTAATATTTAAGATTCATCAATGGTCGGTTGACTGCGCCACCGTGGGCCTTCATAATTTCGGCTGTGTCTGCGACTTCACCTTTTGAAAACTTGCCTTTGATATTTTTAGGATCTAAAATCAAAAACTGGTTTCCTGTTCTCTCCCCTTTTGCGGAATCCCAAGCTGTGCCTCGGATCTCCACAGAATCATGCCCTTTGTCTATTAACCACTGCCTGATTTCGTCAGCATTCATTCCGTCTCTGAATAGCCCAGTTTTTTCGTTGTAACCTATATAGTCCAGAAATTGACGGTATGGGTCTATTCCCCTCATAGCTTGTCTTTGGTTTTCAAAGGACTGTACAGCCTGTCTGTATTCATCAGTTAAACTGCCATCTGGCCTGTACATTTTAGATTCGGGGAAGTTAAGCATTTTATCTTCTAATGCTTTCAATTTTCCTTGGGCTGCTTGATCTGCCCCAAACACTAATGGGTTTTCCCTTTTAGTGTATAAAGGATACACAGTGGGGTGGGGAGTCTGCTCAGCAAACTGGTTGGCCATCCCTGTTGAGTCGGAGACCCATGTTCCTATTTTCCCAGTTGGGTGGCCCGATGCGTTTGCAAATGCTCCTGCCCCTCCTGGGGTAAACTCCGTTATGTCTGGGTTTCCTGAGCCGTGGTACATGGGTGTATCAAGATCCATCCCCATCTCGTCTAGGTTCTTGGTGTATTGATCTGCTCTTCCGCTTCCTTTTATTAAATTCTTTCCGACGGTTCCTACTGCCCCGACTACAGGTATCGCGCTGGCTGCGCTTAAAGCAGCCATGACTGCTGGGGTGGCTGCTTCTCCATATCGTCCAGCGACCACGGCCCTTACTGCATCTCTGCCGTATTTAGCAGCACTAGCTAAGTCTGCGGCTAAACCAGCTGGGGTTTCTCCGGCAGCTATCTGGGCCAATATGGGCAATTCCTCATAGGCCTGTACACCTTGGTCCAGTAAATCTGGTTGGGGTTGGCCTTGGGGTTGGCCTTGGGGTTGGCCCATACCGCCATATTGAAGAGGCATTAACGGTTGATTGTTCACGTTGACGGGTCCTCCTAAATTAAACCCTGAGCGGTATTGGCGGTTGGGTTGGACAAACTTGCCCTTTATAGAATTATATTCAGCCTCAGTCATCGGTACCATCTTTCCATCAATTTCATACCAGCCATCTTTTTCGGATCTGGTTCTACCTCGTTGAAAGGGGGGTTCCTTGTACTCTTCATCAAGACCGTACAAGTTCTTCACCGTGTTTGCAGTTTGTTCTCTTTGTGGGATCCATCCTTCCTTAATAGCTTCGAGTGCCTCTTCGGGGTTAGTGATGTCTACGAATCTTGTTTCACCCGCTCTTTGGAAAACTCTTATTCTTGAATTCCTTCCTGTTGATAAGTCGGCTTCTTCTCTGGCTCGACTAGCAACGGGTCCAGTCAAATCACCCTTTAAGGTTATGTCGGTGCCTGATAATTCACCAGAAGGGTTAAACCGCTGTACGGACACGTTATCCTGATTTAAAATAGAAGCCAGTAAACCGCCTACGCCGCCTCCAGCTTCTTCAAAATCTTGTTCCATTTGTATGCGTCTGTCGACTCGTGCGTCAACTTCCTTGTCTACTTCTCCTCCTTTATTCATAAGCACTTTTTGGAAGGCTTCGCGTATTTCGGGGGTCATCTCTATTTCTAAAAATTTGTTTAAATTATCGTCTTCTACTACCGTACCGTTGAGCTTAATACCGTACTCAGCTTCTATGCGTTTTATTGCTTCGTTCGTTTCTCGCTCATATATCGTACCTAGATTTTGAGCCTTTTCGTTCGGAACGGTGTTAAGTGTTTGCCCAACAATATCTGGGTTGTCGGGGTCAGGTATGTCATCAAAATCCTCACTAAACATTCTCATTCTTGCTGGGCTACGACGATCCCCTCTCTGTTGTTGAATAGCATAGTCATTAATGGGGAATCTAACCCCATCAATACGAGGGTCTACCGCTGCATCATTCATCGACATCTTCATATGCATGGGGAACCAATCTTTGTGTAGCGGGGGGTATGTGCTTCCCCCTGTCGTAATTGGTATAGGGTTCAACATGGCTGACAATTCATTTGAAACAGTTTGCACATGATCAGTTTGTGCTAGGACCAATTCGTCGGCTGCTTCTCTTTCGTTGACGTATTGTTCTTGTAACGCCTCCTTTTGCGCGTAAAAGTCATTGTTTATGTTTTGGAGATCTCTTTCATATCTTTCTCGTGACTTATGTCCTGTGTTGTACACAACCTCAGCCTCGTGTATCGCTTCCCCCTGCACATTCTCTAACCGATCCAGTTCGTCGTCATACTGGGCGAGCTTTGCTCGAAGTTGCTTTTTGTTTTCTCTGAGGACTTCGCTGGCTGACCCCGAGATTCCAGCAGGTGTTAGGTTTCGGTTATATAAAATTTCTGCTTCGGCGTCTTCTCCCTGTCTTCTCCAATACGCTACTTCTTGTTTCCAATCGTCTATTGTGTGCTGTTCTCGAAGTCGTGGTGCTACTTCTTCTAAGAAGTCTGGGGAAGTTAAAGACTCTCGGGGATCTTCTAGTAGTGGGTACGCCCCTTGTCTGTTGTATAGTCTGCTGCGTATTTCACTAATATTGAGGGGGTCTACTGGATTATTAGGATCACTTGCAATACCAGTCATTCTGCCGCGCACTGCGTCTTCATCCTTCGTAAACTTATAAATGCCCGACTGACCCTCGGCTGGAATTAAATAGCGCTTACCCTCTATTTCGTAAACGCCACTACGGGTGGTGAATATTCTGTTGGCTGTGTTTTGATAACCTTCGCCTTTGGCGGCTGCTCCTACTATATTATGTCCTGGGTCTTGGAATAATGTTCCATAATTAGGAGAGTGAACACTTACATTCTTTTCTGTGTACTTTAGCGGCATCAAAGTTCTGGCTGCATCAGCTGAACTAAAAACTGGTCCATCTGTTGGTATTGATGGCATCATCCCTTTTAAGGACGCCTGATCAAGTATCTGTTGATCAACAATAGTGCCCACGTTTTGGGCTTCTGTCTGAGAACGTGCTCCTCCTACTACCGAAGAACGATCAATATACGGTGTTGTATTGTTCGCGCGAGCGTCGTCTATTTCTTCTCTTGCGAGCTGGGAGTTTGGCCTCGCGTCGACTTGCTGATGTATTCTAGGTTTATTGCTTCCGATTGCATCCAACACTTCTTGTAGGGTAGCCTTACCCTCCTTCATCTCTTCGGGGATCCACTCATTCAACTGACGCTCAACATTCGCGCGAGCTGGACCAGGAACAGATTTCAACGTGCTTTGTATCAACCCTTGTACGTTGTACTTTTTGTATGGGTTCTGGTAAGATGGGTTCTTGAGTATGGACCTTTCGGCCATTGTTTCTATTGTGAATGGTCGACCTTCCGTGGCTAATTCTGCTCTGGTTCGATTGTACCAATGTTGAGGGGTGTTGCCACCTATGGGAATCTGTGGGGTTTCCGAAGCCATGCTTTCAAATGCGGGGGGAACTATAAGATCTTCAGATGGTCCTTCGGTGGCTTCTCTATCGGAATATATCAGGCGTTCTGTTTCTACTGCTTGGTGTTGCGACATGGGGTCGGTCTTTTCAACCGTGTACTGTGTGGGGGTGACTCTGAGCTTTGCGGCTTGCTCTTTTAAAAAATCAGTACCTTGCCTAGTCACTGAACCAGGGATGAGGGGCAATCCACTAAGGGCTGCGATTCCTGCGCCTAACCACGGGGAACCTTCTACGGAGGCTAGGTGGTAACCTTCACGGACGCCTTCAATGTCCCCGTAACCAGGGATCATGTCTATTGTGTCGACGATTCCTTGAGAAAGGCGATTGGCTCGGTAGCGATCGTCCATGGGACCGAAAACATTTTCCGCGATCCACTGTTTACGTTTTTCAGAAGGAGAAGGCTCCCAGGGTAATATTTGTGTAGCCATAAAAAATTTTGCAAAAAATTTAGAATACGTCCCTTATGGTGTCTTAGTGTAGTTCAGTGGGCAAAAAAAGTAAAATCCTATTCCAGTGTCTCTTTAAAACTTAGCCTTTAGCCGTTGATACTGACGTTACCGTTAAGGGGGGCAGGGGTCTTCAAAATCGGATTGTGGTCCGTCTTCAAAAATCAGGTCATCCGTTCAAATCGTAGGCGTAAAAAAGCCGCCGCGGGTACCTAGACCGCGGCGGCGGCGGGTGAGTTTTACTTAGCGGGAACTAAGGTGATAAAACCTTTTTTAAGGTCGTACTTAATATCCGCGGCGTTTACTAGGCGGGATTCAAGCGCTTCCTTTACCGTTTTACCGTTAAGCGTAACGTGACGGTCCGCGTTATGAGTAGCGCGAGCTACCTTACCCGTAGCGGTATAAATAGCGGTAAGATCAAGATTACCGCTAGAGATTTTAACGGTAGGCTTTTTATTAGTTTTAGTAGACATATTCAATTCCTAAATTATTTAAAGTATTACTACCTAAGTAGTGAAACTATTATCTCTTAAGTAAAGTTAAAAGTAAAGGAACTTTTAATACCGTTTGGCTATAAGTATATAACCAGAAGTAAAGTTTAAAGTAAAGCTCAAATCAGATCCCTGCGCCTGTGTAATATCTCCGATCACACTGCCATCGCAATCGGACCATGCACAACAGAATATGGTTTACAGAAGATCACAACGCGATCACAGTGCCATCACAATCGGACTTCGGAACGTGGACCATGGTCAGATCACAATGTGATGCCAACATATTGTTGTTTACAGAAGATCCCAGTGCGATGATCCATGGACTTGGGACCATGTTGCATGGTGCGATCAGATCATGTATAACGGTAAATAGTTTACAGAGGATTATGATGGCAAATAACAACGGATTTATTCTTACAGAGGATCACGGTCCAAGGTATAATAGACCACGGACCATGTTCTATTGGCCTATTGACGAACACCCCCAGATCTGATGATCATGGTGCATGTTCCAGGGACTTTTGTCCGTAGTACAAGGACGGATCAAAAGTTAGTTCTATATATAGTGTCACAATTCCGATAAATATCGTTCTAAAAGTCTTTCAGACGCTTTATGTCGACTATCTACTGTTACCAGCACACTACCACGAACCATGGTCCATGGTCCATATTACATAGTCCCAGCTAATAGGTCGCTAATAGGTTAGCCAATAACCACGTTAAAGGGATCTAGATAGAGGGTTCCAGACCTTACCCTATTGGCTTATTGGCTATTGTGAGATATTTTACGAAAACAAAAACGTAAAATTCGTGAGAGCTAATATAGAAACAGCTTACTGGTCTAGTTGAAACCGTATATACTCAGTAAGCGCCGACGACAGGTTACAACCGTTAAGG